CTTCTTTTTCAAGCCTTAAGACATATGTCCGTTCATTTTGTACCACTTCACCACCTCTGCCATAGCCAAGACATCCTGCACTGCTCTGTGTGCGTTCTTGTGCTCTTGGCCTGTAACTTCTTGGTAAATCTCTCCAAGTTTTCGTTTCTTTCCCCATACCCTTTCTCCAATTTCGACTGTGCACACGTGCTCTGGTGGCCACGGGAACATCAGCAGTTTATCTATCCTCTCAAGGTCGAACTTAAGAATCTTTCTGTCAAATGGCAGATTATGAGCAACCAGCGTTTTCTCTCCAAGAAAGAACTCGCACAAATTGTTGTAGTGCGCTACAAATGGGTGCTCGCCAGCAAGCATCGAATCATTGATCCCTGTGATCTTTACGATCTGTGGGTCAAGGTCGTGCCCAGGATTGCAAAAGAACTCAATCCGATCAATCTCGTTCATGTCGTCATCATATTTGATCGCGCCAAATTCTATGATGCTTGGTTGAATGTCTAGGTCTGATCCCTCAGCCTTCGGCAACCCTGTTGTTTCAGTATCAAACAGAATCATGCGTGTCCAAAGCCTCCAACATGAATGCGTAAACACCAAGATCATGGATTGAATCCTGATGCTTGTTTTCCCACTGATTCGCATAACGAACCAACTTATGAACGATCATATTCAGCAGCCCAAGGCGATTGAAGTCTTCAGCATCATAGACTGTTATCCCATTTGGGAAAAGAGCCATCATGACTTGCCCATACTTCAAATATGAGTCGCCATATTCCTTTCGCTTTTCCTTGAGTGTATCAAGAGCCTGAGCCATGCACTCGTCTGGCGATTTCTTGTTCTGCATCTGCGTATCCTTTTTCGTAGGCTTGTTCCCTGACCCTTTCATAGCCCTGTCCATAGCCATCAACAAATTCTCCAACCTCTGCTCGTAGTCCGGTTGGCAGGTCAAACAGTCGTCCGATTTTTTGCTCTTTGAACTCGATGTCATAACCGACAATCCTCAACATATCAAAAATCTCCTGGAGCAACTTGAAGGCATGTCAGCCCAAGACCACGCCACATGTCAACGCAAATGTTGCGATCCTCGAGAACAAACCAGACCTTGTCCTCATCAATCCATTTTTCAAAAAGCTCTTGCTTGATTTTGGCATCACTCCTCATGTCGCCATCCTCTCGCATCAGCAAAACATCAAACCTGATGTCGTTGTCCATGAGCCACTTGATAGTCATCTCTCGATTATCATCACTACGAGCAGTCAAAACCACGACAGCTGTATCTCTCGGCAAACACGACAATATATCAACGATTGGCTGAATTGGCTTGTCGTCTTTTCCTGCACGATTGAACTCGTGATATTTGCGCTCTTTCCAGAGCTTTACTCTGTGCCCGTAATCTCCAAGCGTACCATCTAGGTCAGCAATGACTATGCGGCTATAAGATTTGAGAACCATGACGGCACACCTCCATTTTTCCACTTTGCGAACCTAGCTTTCTCGCCACAGTAGTATTGCCTGTATGCGATGACAGGGTCGCTGTGTTTATACTCGTCCGGCATACATTGAGCAGGTGGTGTCAAGAATAAGCCCTCAGTGTTAACAGGGGTGTAAGACAAAGAGTCCACAAACTTGTCACAAGCATGAATCTTGCCGTAGCGGAGCTTGTACTCTGTCAGCAACGCGACAAAAAGCTCGTAGGCATACATGTAGTTGCTCTTTGATTCCCTGACCCAGACAGCACAAGGGTGATTCTTGAATGCAGCTTTGTACAAGCCTTCAAGGTCTGCATAATCGTCGCCATCGAGAACACGATGTGCAGTGCAGAGGAGCTGTGCTGTTTCCAGTATCATCTTGACGACGTGCTTGTCGCAATGATAACGTGCAGCAGTCACTGGGTCTTCAGATAAATAAAATATGTTCATACTATGATCCTTTCTCAAGCCTTTATTTTACCCTTTCCTAACTCAATAGGAAAGGGATAAATTTCAACCAAACAAACATTTCTTCAGCCTTTGCAGGAAAGAAAGAACATGAAGGTTCTTCGGCTCTTTCTCTCGGTCAATGGCCTCAAGATCAAATTTCTTATCAGGCTCTTTGGCCTTCAAATCCCGTTTTAACTGATAAAGAATGTATTGAATTTGATTTCTGGTCAATCTCTTGATTTCTGTTATCTCAGTTACTGTGAAGCCTGAATTTTTCAGCTCTATGACTTCTGATACTAACTTATCACTGTACTTTGACATATTCATCTCCTATGGGTTCAGTGCTTTAGCCATTGATGGTGCAGCCCACTCTGTTGGGGTCAGGAATGGCTCTGCCCAAGGATGGACTGATACCACTTCATCAACCATGAGTTTGAACACCTCTTGGTATTCTCCCTGTGCCCTTGGTGACAGACGAGACTTCGCCATCTCACTCAATGTGCGCAGATTGAATTTTGCTACAATGTTCGTGTGAATGTTCGTTGGCAGAACTCCACGAGCATCTTCTGCTGGGACATGTTGCCTCAGCTCCTGATAAAAGCTATTGATTGCTGTCATGCATTGATCGTACAGAGCCTTTGCCTCTGGATTGTCATCAATCTTTGGCGGTGTGTAGTAATCAAATCCAGACATGTCAACAGTCCGCTGAGACTGTTGGGCATATGATCCTGCACGAGTCCTTACAAACTGATGAGTGAATGCACGAGTCACATCACGGATGTTGAAGGTGTAATCAATGAACTCCCAAGAGGATCTGATTGTCTTCAACATGTAATCTAGCTCGTCCTGCTTTTTATCCCAAGGCCATTCAGCAATCTTGCTGTAGGCATTGTCATCGTCCATCAGACGAGTGTTCTTGGTAAACAACAACAGATTGACAGCGTCATCTGTAAACGATATTAGCTCAACTTTCATTATCTGCTCCTTTCTGAACATGTAGCATCCGAGAGTAGTTTGATCTTGTCCGGATGAATTTTTCAACGTGCTGAATATCTTCAACAACGTCATCTAGCAACAACTGCCTCCATGTAGCAAATCTGCCGACAGAGTAGATGTTGTATTTCGATGTGGCCTCGAAGATGAACTCTTTGCGGAGCTCTTCATCGATTGGCCGGATCTTGCCATAGTATTGATGCGACTCTTTCAGATCAACGAGTCTTTTTGGCTTGATGCCAAAGTGCTCTCGCAGAGCTTCAGAGATGTGCGGACCAATGTTGGCTTGAGGCTTCCTGATGAACTCAGATATCACCACATTCCCAATGATTGATATACGATAGACATCAGACGTTGGGTCTGGGTAATAAATCGTCTGATACACATCACAGTCTGGCTCATCGATCGTAGCTTTCAAAGTCCATATCTGTTGAGACGGGAACTCTGGTATATCTTGCCAACCCAATATCTTCATTAACACAGGCATCGGTATGGTGCTGACGATCGCTGGTATGTCTGAACTCCAAGTCTCGGAAGTCAACTGCTCAATGCGATCCATATCAAGAGCAGAGCCATAAGTTATGTCACAGTTGCCTGCCATCTGGCTGATCACATCAAGTGGTGCGATGTATCGCTCAACAGGATCAAGGTTATTGATTGATCTGTTCAAGATTGCATCCGTCACCTTTTGTGAATACAGATTGCTCAGCATCAGGTTAGGCTGTGTATGTAATTTGCCGTCATACCATATTGCTTTCTGAACACGAACTTTCTTGAATGGGATCGCACATGCTGTCCCAACCTTGTCTGTCCGGAACCGAAGCAGTGCGCTGTGATTGTTCGGCAACTCTTCTTGCGCTTCCCAGACATGAGGTCTGAGGGAACGTAGCATGTTCCCTGCTAGCAGACCTGCAAGCCCAGCACCATATATTGCTATCATTCTACCACCACATGACCTTTGTCAAGATCCCAAGACAGGTCTTGGCGACGACCACCAGCCTGAATGTAGGCACCATAGGTGATTGTCTTGTCCTGAGACTCCATAATGATCTGCATGGACTTGTAGCCATGAGTGTCTTTACGACGAGGATTCTCTGCAACGATCGCAGTGATCTTGGTGTTGTCAGACCATTTGGCCTTGCGACCACGAGTCTCCTCACGATCTGTTGACTCTAAGAACGCAACGTCCTCTTCTGTTAGTGGCTGAATGCCAAGAGGTGTCATTCCATCCAATGGCGGAACTTGAGGTGTCTTCACAGGCTTTTCTCCTTCAACCTCGATAGTCTGCATTGCTTTCCACAGACGAACGACAGCAGTGTCAGTATCGGCCATGCGCTTCACAGTTTTACGAGTGATGTTGTTGTACATGTTGACGATGCGTTTGCTTGTCAACTTCTTTGGGTGTAACAGAGGGATCAGATCCTCCTGCCGCTTGATGACAAAGACCATGTTGGCTTTGTCAAGATGCTTTGCTGCGTCATCCCACTTGTGGAATGCTCCCTTGATTGCTTCATTAGGGATGTCGATTACGAAATGTGTCATTAGTGCTCTCCTTTCTTACCAGTCAGAAAACGATATGTGCTCACCAATTGAGCAGCATCGTCCATAATCTTTTGCTTTGCTGCCTCTTTCTCCTTGCGGATCTCGTCCATTGCAAGGATGAGGCTAACCCCATGCTTCACGAAAGCCTTGTTGGGGACAAATGTGTCAACCCAAGTACGTTGGTTCCAAGGCATTCTTGGGTCGTTCTCTAAATTTGTCATTTCACTCTCCTTTCTCAATACAGTTATTATCTTACAAACTGACTAAATAGTCAACAATTATTTTGCCAGATTTTTGCCGTTTTGCCACATGTCCCATGCATCACAGAAGCCTGCAAAGCCATACTCATCAGCATTGTCCATTGAAGACGATGCATAAACTTTTCCAGCTAGGCCATGAGTTTTGATAGCGTCTGCAACGTCATCAGCATTTTTCAAAACCAGATCCTTGCCACCTTCAGTTGATGCGATGATGGCTCCGTCTTGTGCACTCAAAAAGTCAATTGCGTATTTCATTTACTAGCTCCTTTCTCAATACAGTTATTATCGTTGTTTCTGGTACAAAAAGCAACACTTTTTTGACAATTTTTTCATCTTTTTTCAACAATGAAATCAAACACTTACAAGTTGTAATATCGTAAACCACGAGGTCTGACCAAAAACAAGTTCTTTCTTGCACGTGTCAGAGCCACATACCAGACCCTGTTTTCTTCGTCTGAATGGCTGTTCTCCCAACTCAACCTGCCCATGTCTGTCAGCAGGACGACATTGTCTGCCTCACCACCTTTGGACTGGTGGATTGTACTTATGTTAATTCTTGGCTTGTCGCTGAACTTCTCCCCATTGCGCATGCAGGCTCTGAGATATTCACGCTCATCAGCAGGGATGCCACGCAACATCTGCATCCAATCAAATGATCTGGCCTCGTCTGGTAACCCCAAGTCTGTGACATAATATTGATCCTTCACAGGGAGCTTGATGTTCGCATTCAGATAGCCAATCATGTTCTTGGCCTCGTGTTTGCTGATTGGGTTTCCTTTGCGCAACTTTTCCCATGCCATGATCGCTCTTGTTTCTTCAGTGTCCAAAGAGCTAGAGCCATACATGCTGTAAGCATAGCCTTGTTGCCGGACTGCCTTTTTGAATCTGTTGAGCAAATACTTGCTACGGCTGAGCAGCATCCAAGAACCACCATGACTGAAATCAATCTCTTGCTCATCTGCCACGTAATCAACCATTCCTTTGTCAGTCCTTGGTCGCCATGGCTTCATGTAGCGATGCTTGATGCGACTGACAACTTCTCCGGCAATCTTGTGCACTGAGCTCGGTATCCGATAGCTCTGAGGAAGAACC